TACGACAATAAAGAAGAAACATTATGCAGACACAACTAGCTTACATACTCAGAATCAATAAAGAAATCTCAGAACAATATGCACAAGACGCAATGGCATCTTGTGATGCAATTGGTTTGAAGTGGGAAACCTTTGATGGTTGGTGCGACATCCCTGGCGTTCTTGCGTGGGCAAAGTCTGGTATTAATCTAACTATTAATGAAGGCAAACCAATTCAACTACCGCCTGCAGACTATCCGTTTGAACCCAACGAGAATCTACATGCAGGTGAGAAAGCGGAATGTTGCACAGTTGGTCACGCTGCAATTTGGAAAAAGATCGCAGAGGGTGAAGAAGATGTTGGTATTGTTCTTGAACACGATGCGCTTATGTTGCAAAGTATAGATATAGATATACCAGAGAATAGAATTGTTGTCTTGGGGTACAAACTACCCGAACCTGAGAGATATGATCACGTGACTGCAGGACCACCTGTAAGGTTTGTAGACATTCTTGGTCATGAGGGTGCACATGCATACGCAATGACTAAAAACACTGCAAGAACTTTGATTGAAGAGATCGAAACTGTAGGTCGTCTTGGGTGTGTAGATAATGCATATTTTATCATGAACCAGAGACGAACAAAGGTTCCTCTTTGTATTGCAGACCCTACGCCAGCGATAGGGTGGTTACGTAAGTCAACTATTTGGAGTGGGTCTGCATATAGAAACTATGAATTCATCCCTTCGTTCGCTGAAAATTATAAATAAACCATTAATCCTATAAATTAGAGCATTACCATGGCTAGTCTTACAGAAGTAGAAAAAGATAAAAATAAAAAGAAAAGAGAAATGGTCAAGTTTAAAGAGTTTGACCCATCTCAATACGTGGAACTTGAACCTCAATTGAAAGAGGCAAAGAGTAAGACAGTTGTGTTCTCTTTTGGTCGCATGAACCCTGTAACAATAGGTCATGAGAAACTAGTAAACAAGGTGAAATCAGTTGCTAAGTCCAATAACGCAGACGCACGTATATACCTATCCCACACGCAGAACAACAAAAAAGATCCCCTCAGCTACAAAGACAAGTTCCGATTCGCAAAGAAGGCGTTCGGCGATGTTGTTATACAGTCAAATGCAAGACAAGTCTTCCAGATCGCAGCAGAACTCGAAAAATCTGGATACGACGAGATCATCATGGTGGTTGGATCTGATCGTGTAAAAGAATTCCAAACAATCCTCAACAAGTATAATGGTAAAGACTACAACTTCGATTCTATCAAGGTTGTCTCTGCAGGCGAACGTGATCCTGATGCAGAAGGTGTCGAAGGAATGTCTGGAACCAAGTTAAGAGGCATTGCACAGAAGGGACAGTTTGACGACTATACAGATGAAAAAGGTAAGAAACAATATGGTTTCAAAAGTGCCGCTGCATCTAAGTTGTCTGACAAAGATAAGATGGCGATGATGAAACTTGTTCAGAAGAACCTTAAAGAAGAGTTAGAAGAACGTGCGTTGACAAGACAACAACGTATGGCCGCCAAACAAAGGTTCCGTAGAATTAAACATAAAATTAAAATCGGTAGAGAAAAGGCCGCCAGAAAACGCAAACCTTTAGAGAAGTTGAGAAAACTTGCGAGAAAAGGTGCAAGAAATCTTCTTAAGAAAAAATTAACCAAAGGACAAGATTATAAGAATATGTCTTTTGGACAAAGACAAGCTATAGATAAAAGACTGGACAAAATTTCACCTAGTCGCATCAATGCGATTTCTAAACGTATGTTACCTACTGTGAAGAAACGTGAGATGGATCGTATGAAGAATAGAAACAAACGCCCAGCAGACCAACCTAAAGGTAAGTAAAATGCGATTCGGAACCTTTGTTGAGAAAATGAAAGTCTCACAGGACAGAGACGTGGATGAGTTGCCTGGCACTCAACCCTCTAAGTACTATAAAGGTGTAGACAAAGACGAAAAAGAAAAACGTGCAAAACAGTTTGCACGACAAGCGAAGATGTCTGATGATGATCCTCGTGCATATAAACCTGCGCCTGGCGATAAAGAGGCGAAGACAAAACCTTCCAAACATACTAACAAGTTCAAACAGATGTACGGTGAACGTGCACTGACTCCTGCAGAAAAAGATAAGATGAAGGAGTACGAGAAGAAGATCGACAAGAAAGACTTCATTGATCGATACGGTGAAGAGGAAGGCGAACGCATCTATTACGCAACCATCACAAAGATGGCGAAGAAGAACGAAGCTGTATCCCCCGCCCAACAAGCGGCGATTGCAATCGCAAAGAAAAAGTCTGGTAAGTACGACAAAGATGGTAATCGTATTGATGAAGCAAACAAAGAGAAGATGATCAAACACGCTGCAGACACACTGCAAAAGGTTTGGAACCGCAAGAAAAAAGATGCGAAACACGACATCGGATACTATGCTGCACAAGTTGCACGTGGATATAGAGATATCAGTGGAAGAGATCTCGTCAAGATGGTACAAGAAGAAGTGTCTCAAAAACAAATCGACGATCTAGAAAAGTTTGCAGATAGACTTCTTGCGAAGTTTAAAGTCGATGTTGAATTCACAAAACATTTCAAAGATCGTATGAACGACAAACGCAACTCACCTGAGATCAAGGTCGTAGAGTTGCAGAAACTATTCAAGAAGATCCAAAAGAACAAGGCGAAGAACATTCAAGGTAACGCAGGACTTGAAGCGGTACTGAAGGATCTTTCGTCGGATCTAAACCTTCCAGTAGTAATCAAACAAAAGGGTGACGAAATCGAACTCGTCAATAAGACTATCATGAGAAAACCTGATTTTAAAACAACTTCTAAGATCATCAAGTATGAGGAATTCGTTAACATGGATGAAGCATCACGTGCGGATATGAGAATTCGCAAGAGACCACATATGATGTTGAAAGCTGGTAACGCAGGGGTCAAGTTTGATGGTCGTTTCAAAATGTTTAAAAAGAAACAGATGTTGCATGATGATGAGAAACCACTAAAAGAGAGTGTTGAAGACTTATCGATGCAAGTCTTTGATTTGATGGAATCTACTGAGAATGCAATCACTGAGGATTCTGGTGAAGCATTAAAAAAGAAAGCGGATAAGACAGGGATGCCTTTGAGCATTCTGAAGAAAGTGTTTGACCGTGGAGTTGCGGCGTGGAGAACTGGTCACAGACCAGGCACAACTGCAACACAGTGGGGACTTGCACGTGTTAACTCATTTGTCACCAAGTCTAAGGGTACTTGGGGTGGCGCAGACCAAGATCTTGCAAAGAAGGTAAGGAACGAAGAAATGAACGAAGGTAAATCGTCAACAGGTTACGAACTATATCACAAAGACTTCTCGTCTGCAATGCAACATGCATACAAACATGCGAAAGATAAATTGAAGATTGAGATTGATCCAGAAGAGATTGATAATAAAGTTGCGACTGGTCCTCGTAAACCTTCCAAGGGTAAAACAAACACATATCGTCTAACAGATAAGTCTGGTAAAAAGGCGGTTCATATTCAAGTTGCAAACCTAGATAACAAAAGATACGAGTTAAACATGTATAAAGAGTCAACAGATTTAGATGCGCAGTTCGAATCACTTGTAGAGGAAGATCTACAGGAGAATTCAAAACACAAGAAAGCAATCGACAAAGCGCACAAGTTCTTCGTTAAAACAAGTAAAGGTCGTAGTGAACGTATCCAAGATAAGAACCGTTTCGCAGCGATGGATATGTTGAAGAAAGAACTTGAAAAGATGGGTGCATCTGAATCGGACATGATGAAGGCGTTCGGTGAACTGGACAAACACATCATGAAAGTTATGGATGAGTCAGTTGAACTAGAAGAAAAAGTCAATGTCAAAGGAATTCAAAAAGCAGTTGACGATGGTAAGTCTATGGATGTTATTATGACTATGTTTGCTAATAAGCGCACAACAAACACAGACGAAATCCGCAAAGTCGTAAAAGACTATATGTGGAAGAAGCGTATGAAAAAAGAAGAACTTGACGAAAACATGTCACGTGCTGCAAAAGAACTTGAAACATATGCACGTAAGAATGGCGGCATCGACAAGATGGACTTTATGAAGGCTGCAATGATGATGAAGAAAGGTCAGACCAACCAACTGAAGAAGTTCGTTGATGATCTGGACACAGAACCACGTGAGAAAATCCTATCTTTAATGCAGAAGGATGCAGATCGTCGTAAAGACTATAAATCGTTCCAAAAGTCGAAACGTAACGAAGCTATACTTACTGGTAAAGACAACGATCACCTTGAAAAAAAGTTAGACAAAGTAAGAAATCGTACTCAAAAAGCTATGAGTCAAAAAACAAAGTCAACGATGGAAGAAGTTGAACTAGAAGAAGGTGTAAACGATCCAGGCATCTTCAAGGCAGTGTTCCTTGCGGGTGGTCCTGGCAGTGGTAAATCATTCATGGTTGGTAAGACTGCATTGACTACACTTGGTCTGAAACTGATCAACTCTGACCCTGCATTTGAAGCACAGTTGAAAAAGGTAGGACTAAAAGCGACACCAGAAGACATCTTCACACCTAAAGGACAGGACGCACGTGCGAAAGCAAAACGACTGACTGCAAAACAACAGGAACTTGCGTTGAATGGTCGTCTGGGTCTGGTTATCGATGGTACAGGTAAAGACTACGCAAAGATTGAGAAACAGGCTATTGCGCTGAAGAAAATAGGTTACGAAGTCGGAATGATCTTTGTTAACACAAACCTAGAAACTGCGATTGCACGTGATGCAAAACGTGATCGCACACTTGGTGCAAAAGAAGTCACCAAGATGTGGAATGCAGTGCAGGACAACATTGGTAAGTTCCAGAAATTCTTTGGAACTGGAATGATCATCGTCGACAACTCTGATGGTGCAGATTGGCAGTCTGGTTCAACTAACGCATATAAGAAAATGTCTGCGTGGGTTAAGAAACCAGTGAAATCACCTGTTGCAAAGAAATGGATTGACTCGCAGAAACAACAACGTGGAATTACTGAGGAAGACTCAAAGAAACTTGAAGAGTCTAAGAAACCTCTTGAATATGGAACACAGGAGACTACGGATACATTCAAGAAGGCAACGCCAGGCGAAGGTGCACCACAGAGGTTCACACAACGTATTAGGGAAAGTATCCTGAGATCTCGTAGACGTAGATAAGGAGATATTCCCATGAAATGGATCACAGGTAGACTAAAAGAACGCACCACTTGGGATGGAGCGGGTCTGGTTGCACTAGGTGGACTAGTGTTGTTCATGGCACCACTTGCAAAAATTGGTGCAGGTATTGCAATCGCATACGGTGTATGGACAATGTGGAAGAAAGAAAAATGAAAGAGTTAAAAGTCAATGAATATGATGTTAGACTCTTGAAAGCAGTTGATGGGGATACCGTTGACGTAGATATTGATTTAGGTTTTGGTATGTGGTTGAAAGACGAACGTGTTCGTATTATGGGTATTGATACACCAGAGTCTAGAACTTCTGATAAAGTTGAGAAGTTGTTTGGTAGAGCTGCGAAAGCAAGACTAAAAGAATTGTTGGTTGCTGGTGGTACGTTGGTCACTACTGAAGAAAAGAATGGTGAAGATATGCGTGGTAAGTTTGGACGCATTCTAGGTGACTTCAGAACACCAGACGGTAGACTAGTCACTGAGGTTATGATCGAAGAAGGACATTGTGTTCCTTACTTTGGTGGATCAAAAGATGATGTGCAAGCGCAACATATGATTAATAGAGAACGACTTTTAAAAGAAGGTGTCGTTGATCAAGACGCATATAACAAAGCGGTAAAGTTGATGGAAAATAAAAAATGAAACGTTTTAAACACTACATCTCAGAGAAAAAGATTCCGCATGTTTTAGATCCCAACAAGTCTATTCAACATGCTATTAAGGATCGTGGAGTCGATAAAGATGTTGATGGTGATGTAGACGATTTAGAAAATATTATGCCTGATGAAATTACTGGTGCAGAAACTAAGAACTTGACGAAACTAGCACAGAAAAGACAGTCGGGTGAAAAGAAACATACAAAAATTGGCACGGCATACAAATGAAACGTTTTAAACAATATACGCACGAGTCCAAGTTTGGTTTGTACGAGGGTAATACGGTTCCTCTCGAACAACCTCTTATTGAAGCGGAACAACCAGAATTAAACTCCCCCAAAAGAAATAGTGGGGACGGTAAGAAGTATGTTGTTTATGTTAAAGATCCCAAGACAGGGAATGTAAGAAAGATTACTTTTGGTGACGAAAAGGGTGGACTGACATCTAAGATTGGTGACAGGGATGCTGCAAGATCTTTTGCTGCACGACACAGTTGTGATACTAAGACAGATAAGATGTCGCCAGGATACTGGGCGTGTCGTCTACCGAAATATGCAAAACAGTTAGGACTTAGTGGTGGCGGAGATTACTGGTGGTAAACCTTATACTGACAAACTGGGGAATGAGTACATCTGCAGAAGCTTCGATGTTTCTAGCGATGATTATGTATGGCACAGAGATGCAAATGATCGAACCATCGAAATCGTTGAAGGAAATGGTTGGACTTTCCAAATAGAAGGATGTCTACCTTTTCTTTTAAAAAGGGGTTTGGTCTTTACCATTGAAAAGAATGTCTATCATAGACTTATAAAAGGCGTCGATGATTTGGAAATAAAAATCACAGAACATAAATAAATACAATTGGATTAGAATAATATAACCTTAAGGAAAGAACAATGACTTTCAAAGATAAAATCGACAGTCTTTTCGGCAGTCTCGTCGCACAGACATTGGAAGAGAAGAAATCTATTAAAGACGAAGACGCATCTAACGATAAGTCTGATGACGGCGAAGGTATGGATAAAGTCGATCCAAAAGCAGTCAAAAAGAAGTTCAAAGATCGTAAAGATAAAGATATCGACAACGATGGTGATGTAGATAGTTCTGATGAGTATCTGCACAAAAGACGTAAAGCAGTTTCTAAGGCGGTTGCGAACGAAGATCTTGAAGCAGCATGTGACATCATTGCGGAAGAATATGACATTGATGATCTAACTGAAGAACAACTAGATGAACTCATTGGTAAAGTTGCAAAGGGTATTGGAAAAGCAGTTGGTGGAACCGCTAAAGCACTTTACAAAGGTGGACAGAAAATCGGTCAAAGACTTTCTACTTCTGGTCGTGCAGATGCTGCAGAGAAACGTGCAGCCTCAGCAGAGAAGAAACAAAAGGATCGTGAACGCATTAAAAAAGCACAGGATCGTCTTGCAAAAGCCCGTGCTGCATTGAATAACAGTTACGAACCTGATGCGGAAATGGTAGAGTTCCATGCGCCAGGCATGGCACCAAAGGGTCGTGCAAAAGCAAAACCTTCGTCTTCGAAAAGTTCACTTTCAGACATCCGTAGAAAAGCAGACAACTTTAAAATTAAAAAAAAAGTTAAAGAGTCGGTAGAACTAGACGAAGAGTCAGCGACTATCTCAAAAGTCAAAGAAATCGTTTCGAAAAAACAAGCGATGAAGATTGACGGTGTGATGGTTGACATGTTCACTGCATCTGCAATCTCACAGATCTACGACAAGGTCAATGATGCAAACAAGAAAAAGATGGATGGTCTAAAGATCACCAAACTTGCAGACGTTGCAATGAAGTTGATGAAACGTGAGGAAGTAGAAGAAGACCTTGATGAAAACGCAAAAGGTGCACTTGCAGCGAGACTTGCAAAAGTATCAAATTATTCCAAGAAGGGTAAAGAAAAAGTTACTCTGAAAAAAGCACCTTGGGAGAAGAAGGGCACGAAAGAAGAAATTGAGGAAAACCTAGACGAAGCTTCATGCGGATGTGGTCCTGATTGTGAACACTGTAAGGGCAATCACGATGCCAGTGAAATTGGTGAAAAGTGTAGTTGTTGTGGAAATGAAATCAAAGAGTCTTCAGACGTACAAGAGAAGAAGAACTATGAGATCAAGGGTGGTAAGATCCACATCTCTAAGAAGGACTTTCGCAAGGTACACAAGGACTACAAGAACACCACTAAAGGTAAAGAACGCATGATGGCGTTAGATCCTAAGACTGGTGGATCTGCATCATATGAAGTTGTATTCACAGAATCAAGTTTCAAAGAAAAATTCAAGAAATCTCTTTCAAAGAGACTTTCGGAATCTGCAAAGACAGAAGAGAAGTCTGATGAGGTTGCGAATAGATATAATGAACTTAAACAATTAGCGCCAGTGGAATTGATGAAACTTTATCAAAAACATTATGGAGAAGATGACATAGATAAAGTAAAGAGTATGGAAAAATCAGAACTTATTTCAAAAATTGTCGATAAAGAATTCGAAAACCAAGGAGAAGAATAATGGCACAATGGGGAAAGACAGATACACTGGCGGACGCACCTAAGTATCTAGAAACAGCAGCGGCAAACCCGAACAAGTCGCATGACAAGGACAACGCAGTGTTCGTTGACTTGACAGAAGCGGGACTTGCGTCAAACAAAGCAAAAGGTCTTGGTACGCCAGGCTGGAACCTGTACCACACATACACCACTGCAGATGGACGTACACGTCACATTGCAGAACCACTAGTAGTGATGAAAGTTGCTTCGGGTGATGCGGGTGACTTGGGTATTACAGGTGATACAGTTGACGAAGACGCAATCGTAGCAGACAGCTAAGACTGAAACATTTAAATTATGAATTTGACAGAATCAACCTTTCTGATGTACGCTATGAAGCACTATGACAATCCTCATTGTTCGGATATAACCGAATTTGAGGAAGACATGAAACGTTTCCAATATTTGAGGAAACTGTTCGGACGTTATAGACAAGAAGGCGAACTGAAAGAAAGGTTGATTCTGAATCACATGATCATCATCTACAACGTATTTGGTGAAAATGGAACTCACATGTTGTTCATGAAATTACCAGAGTACCATGAGTACTTGAAACCGTTTTGTGAGTATTTGAATTATATGCCTGTTCTCGTTCGATACGAGGGGTTATCTATACACAAAGATAGTATAGTATCAGACAGACACATATGTCAAGTACTTAAAGGAATCTAACGAATGGTCGTAGATCTATTTTTAGTTTATTCATTCATAAGAAAACTTGTCACTCCTTTCGAGAAGTGGGAAGCCTATAAGCTTGGAATAATTGATGAGAAAGGAAATATTCTCATCAAGCGCAAAAACTTTTTGAAAAAAGCGCAAAGAGATGCGTTTGGTATCTTCGATCTTATGATTCTAAATCTAAAGAAAATTCTCGCAAAGGTGCCTGGCGGATCTTCACGTTTTGCATCTTATGCTGCTGCACTATTTCTTATCAAAGAATTTAATGAATTTAGTGAAGATTCCCTCTTGACAGAAGATATGGACGATGATATAATCGAGCCAGCGCTTTTGAAATTTGAAAGTGAATATTTAAATCTTATCTTGGCTAATCAGGGAGATTTTGGTGAAGGAGATACATAATGGCAATCGGTATGGCGTTCATTGTGAGGTACTTTGGAGGAAGTACACCTCACGCAATTAATGAATACTATGGTGTTGCGCCAGGCATTCCTACTAGTGGGACAATTAGATTCTCTGATTTCGACACTTACTTCCGTAATAAAGGTATCACTCCAGGCGCAACATCAGTTCAATTCTCAGTAACAGTAGACGTATAAAAATGGCAAAAGGTACTATCTTCAAAAAACCAGAAACTAAAAAAGAGTACGACAACCCTGAAGTTCTTATTCAGGGTTACGGACGCATGAACCTTGACACTCTTAAAAAGAAAATCGAAAAGGATCATGTTGCCGCTTCTAGGTTTTTGAAGATGGGAAGTTTCGATAATTATGTACATGCTATGAATATGGTCAACGAATTTGTTGAAGCAGTCATGGATGTAGAAAAAGAGATGTCGCTTCCTAGATATAAACGTCATAAGAGACGACTATCAGAAGAACCTGCAAATTCTGCAGGGGGTGGTGGGATCGCAGGAATAGGTGTTGGACCACAGGGGGAACCAGGCGTTGGTTCTAAAGCGAGAAACAAATACAAAAGACGTAATCAAAAAGATTTTCGCAAATTTATAAATAGAAAGACAATGAACCTTAATTTAGGAGATTAACCATGTCTGTAGAAGATATTATTAAATCCGCACTGGCAAATGAACCAGTAGCGATGAAAAAACATTTTGAAGAAGAAATCGCAGGTCGTCTATCTGCAGCTTTGGAAGCAAAGTATGCAGAGATGTCTGAAGCAAAAGTCAAAGAAGAAGACGAAGCAGAAGATGATGAAGACGAAGATGAAGATGAAGATGAGGACGAAGAGGAAGAAGACGAGGAATAGTCTTCTCTTTAATCGATGATCGCATCAATTAAAATCGGTATAGTAATAGCCGTCCTTGCCACTGGTGGGGTCGGCTATTTGTATGTTCAGAAGCTACAATCTGATTTAGAAACCGCACGTGCGAATGTTGCACGTATGGAAGTTGCAGTACAGACTGCAGAAGCGAGTGTTAAAACACTCAGAGAAGATGCTGCAAAGATGGCGGAACTTAATAACCAACTATCTGCAGATCTTCAAAAAGCTGAGGCATATGGTGATGACCTCAGAGGTAAACTCCAAAGACACAATTTGACGGCGATGGCGCTCAAAGAGCCTGGCCAACTTGAAGGAAAGATGAATGGTGCAACAGCAAAACTATGGCGTGAATTGGAACAAGACACTGGTGGCGTTGGGGATGATCCCCTTCCTAGCTGGTTGCAGTCTCCTGACTCCAGAACCGAAAGTGGTGACGGTAACGGAGATTCAGAAAACGACAGTTCCGACAGTCGCCCGCCCGAAACCGATCAACCTAACTGACACACGTCTATACGTTGTCAACGAAGATAACCTTGAAGAGTTCTTAAAGGAATTCGAAGAGGTTAATGGTAATCGTGCGTTTGTTGCGTTCTCAGTTAAGGATTATGAGAACCTTGCACTCAACATTGCAGAGTTGCGTAGATACATTAATCAACAAGGTGAAATCATCGTGTACTACGAAGAAGCGGTTACTCCAGACCCTGAAACTGATAAATAAGGTTAAAAATTTACACTTTAGGAAACAGTTCAATGGCTCAGAGTTCGTTAGAAACAGATATTGCTTTAATCAAGTCTGATATAAAAGTCATTAATAAATACTTTGCAAAGGTAGACAACTCTCTCGACATGATGTCAGAGTTACAGAAAACTGTAGCTGCACAATCAGTCACATTGAAATTCCAAGGTGAAAAATTAGAAGATGTGGAACAAGTCTGCAGTTCATATAAAAAAGAAGAACAAGTTCGTTTAAATGTACTAAGTGATCGATTAGAGGAATATCGACGCATGGCACGAGAAGACCATCAAAGACTATCAGAAGCTAGTAACGAAAAACGTAATTCTAGTAACAAAGAAATCCTTGATCGTTTAGATCAAATGGAACGTACACTCCACGAACGTATCACGCAACAGACTAAACGTATCAACGCATTAGAGAACTGGCGATACTACATGATGGGTGTCGGTGCAGTTCTAATTTTTCTCGTAGCAAAATTAAACTGGCCTCAACTTTTCGGTTGACAAATCCATTTTATTGGTGTATGATTGTAGCAATCGTATGACCCTTGAGGATTTGTAATGGTATCTTTCACAGATTTGCACTATGCCCAGATGTTATCTGGCAGATTAGAGAATTTCCGTATCAGGAATACTGCTCCCTACAAAATTAATTTTAGATGTCCTATCTGCGGCGACTCACAGAAGTCACGATCAAAAGCTCGTGGGTGGCTGTTAGAAAAAGAAAATAAATTCTTGTATTATTGCCACAACTGTGGTGCAAGTCATGGTTTTCAGAACTTCCTAAAGACTATAGATCCTCTCCTTTATAATGATTATATTGCAGAAAAGTTTATCAAAAAAGACAAAAAAGAAGAATTTCAGTTCAAAGATGAGACTGGAAAACGTCTATCTGTGTTAAAAGATAATCCTTTAAAGAAGATAAAAAAAGTATCTCAACTTACCCACAACCATGCAATCAAAAGATATATAAGTAAGAGACAGATTCCGGCACGTCACCACTATCGACTCTATTACGTAAAATCATTCAAGAGTTGGATTAACGGAATCATCCCTGATAAATTCGACAACTTAGATAAGGACGAACCACGCCTAGTAATACCTTTCCTTGACAAAGATAAAAAATGTTTTGGTGTTTCTGCTCGTGGGTTCAATCCTAGTGGTGTTCGATATCTTACCATCATGTTTGATGATCGTCCAAAGGTCTTTGGTCTTGATACGGTAGATTTCGACAAGCGATATTTTGTTGTTGAGGGAGCCATAGACAGTTTATTCTTATCTAACGCAGTCGCAATGGCGGGTGCGGATGGTAATGTATCCGCATTTGAAAACTTAGATAATGCGGTGTTTGTCTTTGATGCAGAACCTCGCAATAAAGAAATCCATCAACGGATGGAGAAGGTGATTAGACAGGGATACAAGATTTGTATTTGGCCCGACAATGTAAAGGGTAAAGACATCAATGAGATGATCTTAAATGGTAGTACAGATGTTGAAAATGTGATTAATAATAATACGTATAAGGGTTTGGAAGCAAACCTTAGATTACAAAGATGGAGAAAAACATGAAGACTAGACTGATTTCTTACAGTCAACCACCTGAAGATACTTTCATTGGACTTGAAGATGTACAAGATCTTATCGCTTATTGTGCACGTGTGTCTAACCCGACAAACCAACTTAATTCCTCAACTTCAGAAAAACTTCTGAATTATCTCGCCAAACATAAACACTGGTCACCATTTGAGATGGTGTCTGCATGTATTGAAGTAGAGACAACTCGTGACATTGCACGACAGTTGTTGCGTCACCGTTCATTTTCTTTTCAAGAGTTTTCGCAACGGTATGCAGATCCAGTGAAAGAGTTAGAATTTGTAAAACGTGAATGTCGTTTACAAGATCCAAAGAACCGTCAAAACTCTATTGAGATTGAGGGTGATCCTTCTCTTGTAGAAAATCAAAAATACCAAGATTTAATTGCTGAGTGGGGTCGTAGACAGTCTGGCGTTATTGACATCGTAAAAAGAAACTATGAATGGGCGGTAGAAAATGGTATCGCCAAAGAACAAGCACGTGCGCTTCTACCAGAAGGTTTGACAGTGTCACGTCTATATGTGAATGGTACAATTCGTTCGTGGATTCATTATGTTGAACTCAGAAGCGCAAATGGTACACAAAAGGAGCACATAGAACTCGCACGAGATATTGGTAAGGCTATTGCCCAAATATTTCCCCTCGCAGAAAAATATATTAACAAAAAATAGGAACATCTCATATGACGCAAGTAACAAAGCGGGATGGATCTAAAGAAGAACTTGATATCGAAAAACTTCACAAAGTTGTGTTTCACGCTTGTGATGATATCACTGGGGTAAGTCCAAGTGAAGTCGAAATCAAAAGTCAGATCCAATTCTACAATGGTATAACAACAACTGAAATTCAAGAAACTCTTATTAAGGCGGCTGCAGATCTTATCACCGAAGAAACACCTAATTACCAATTCGTAGGTGGTCGTTTGATTAATTATCAACTACGCAAAGAAGTGTACGGTGGATATGAACCGTGTTCTGTTAAGGAACTGGTTGTTCGCAATACTGAAAGGGGTTTTTATGATGAAGAGTTACTTGAACAGTACGATGATGAAGAGTGGGATACCATCAATGGTTTTGTTAAACATGAACGTGATGAGAATTTAACTTATGTTGCAATGGAACAATTGCGTGGTAAGTACCTCGTACAAAACCGTGTGACTGGTGAGATTTTTGAAACACCACAAATGTGTTATGTGTTGATTGCTGCGACATTGTTCCAGAATTATCCAAAAGAAACTAGGATGCAATGGGTAAAGGATTACTACAATGCAATTAGTCAACACGACATTTCTCTGCCTACTCCTGTTATGGCTGGTGTTAGAACTCCACAACGTCAATTTAGTTCATGTGTCCTTATTGAAACTGGTGACAGTCTTGACTCTATCAACGCCACTTCTAGTTCTATTGTTAAGTACGTAAGTCAGAAGGCAGGTATTGGTATTGGGGGTGGTTCTATTCGTGCAATTGGATCACCAATCCGTAGAGGTGATGCATTCCATACAGGTATCATTCCGTTCTACAAACACTTTCAGTCTGCAACAAAGTCATGTTCACAAGGTGGTGTTCGTGGTGGTGCAGCAACTATCTACTATCCTATCTGGCACCTTGAAGTCGAAGATATGTTGGTGTTGAAGAACAACAAGGGTACAGAAGAGAACCGTGTACGTCACATGGACTATGGAGTACAGTTCAATAAACTGATGTACGAACGTCTAATAAGTGGTGGTGACATTACTCTATTCTCACCATCAGACGTGCCTGGATTGTATGATGCATTCTTTGCAGATCAAGATGAGTTCAAACGTCTCTACGAGACTGCAGAACGCAATACACGATTGCGTAAGAAGACTATCAAAGCAATTGAATTGTTCTCTATGTTCATCGAAGAACGTAAGAACACAGGTCGTATCTATTTACAGAATGTAGACAACGCAAATGATCATGGATCTTTTGATCCATCTGTGGCACCGATACGACAGTCCAATCTTTGTGCAGAAATCGACTTGCCAACCAAACCATTAAATGATATAAATGATCCAGAAGGAGAAATCTCCCTCTGTACACTGTCTGCAATCAACTGGGGTAATGTAAGATCACCAGAAGACTTTGAACGTGCCTGTACACTCGCCGTGCGTGGTCTAGACGCACTCTTGTCGTATCAGAATTATCCTATTCTGGCTGCACGTTTATCAACTGAGAAACGCAGACCTCTTGGTGTGGGGATTATCAACTTCGCATATTGGATGGCAAAAAATGATCTGTCTTACCAAGACATTACATCTGAAGGTCTCGAACTAATTGATGAGTACGCAGAAGCTTGGTCCTACTACTTGATCAAAGCATCTGCAGATCTTGCAGTGGAGATGGGCAATATCGAAGGAGTATGTGAAACAAAGTATGGACATGGAATTACACCGAACCAAACATACAAAAAAGACGTTGATGAACTTGTCAAACACAAAGAACGTATGGATTGGAAAGGATTAAGAAAACAACTTCTGAAAACAGGTATCCGTAATTCCACACTCATGGCATTGATGCCTTCAGAAACAAGTGCACAGGTTGCAAATGCAACGAATGGCATTGAACCACCTCGTTCACTTATTTCAGTAAAACAATCTAAACATGGAGTTTTAAAACAAGTTGTTCCTGAGTACAAACGTTTGAAGAATAAATATGATCTCCTATGGGATCAACAGTCACCTGTTGGATACCTAAAAATCATGGCAGTTCTGCAAAAATACATCGATCAAGGCATCAGCATTAACACAAGTTATAATCCTAAGTTCTATGAGGACGAAAAGATTCCTATGAGTGAAATGCTTCAACACGTATTGATGTTCTACAAGTATGGTGGAAAACAACTATATTACTTCAACACTTATGACGGTCAAGGTGAAGTCGACATTAACAAGTTGATGGAAGAACCTTTGGAACAATCAGAAACAGATGATGCAGCATGTGAAAGCTGCACAATATAGAGGAAAATAAATGAGCGTTTTTGACGTTAACAATCGTACTGATCATACAAAAGTAAAGATGTTTTTGGATCCCTCTGGGGGTCCAACCATTCAACGTTATGACCAGTTGAAGTATAAGTCATTTGATAAACTCACTGATAGTCAGTTGGGTTTCTTTTGGCGTCCTGAAGAAGTTGACATCTATCAGGATGCAAAAGACTTCAAAGCATTGACAGACCATGAAAAACATATTTTCACTTCAAATTTAAAACGACAAATTTTGTTGGATAGTGTGCAGGGCCGTGCACCTGTAGAAGCGTTCAACCCTATTGTTAGTCTTCCAGAAATAGAGAACTGGATACAGACATGGACTTTCTCTGAGACGATCCATAGTCGTTCGTATACGCATATCATTCGTAATGTATATTCAAATCCTTCTAAAGTATTTGATGAACTTATGGATATTGCACCTATTGTGGACTGCGCAGATTCTATTTCAAAATATTATGATGAACTAATTGAAATGTCTTCGTGGTACAATCTATTAGGTGAAGGTCGTCATGGGATCAATGGTAAAATTGTTGTTGTTGATCTGTATGAACTGAAGAAACTTCTTTGGTTGACATTGATGAGTGTAAATATTCTTGAAGGTGTTCGCTTCTACGTATCCTTTGCTTGCTCGTGGGCGTTCGCAGAACTTAAAAAGATGGAAGGAAACGCAAAGATTATCAAACTTATTGCTAGAGATGAAAATCTACACTTAGGTTCTACTCAGCTGATGTTGCGTACCTTAAAGAAAGACGATCCAGATTTTATCAAGATCGCAGACGAAACAAAAGACGAATGTATTCAAATGTTCGTCGACGCAGTGGATCAAGAAAAGGCATGGGCAGATTATCTGTTCCAAGACGGTTCTATGATTGGTCTAAATGCGGAACTACTAAGTGAGTATATTGAGTATATCTGCACTCGACGTATGAAACACGTTGACCTTGAATCACCTTATAATGTTAAAAACAATCCTCTTCCTTGGACACAGAAGTGGATCTCAGGTGCAGAAGTCCAAGTCGCCCCACAAGAAACAGAGATCACATCATACGTTTCTGGTGGAACAAAACAAGACGTATCAACAGACACATTCAAGGGGTTCAGCTTATGATCGAAATTTACGGCAAAGACGCATGTTCATTCTGCGCAAAAGCAACTGGTCTAGCAGATATGCTAGGTCTAAACTATGTTTACAAAAAACTAGGACGTGACTTTTCACGTGAAGAACTTCTTGAAGAATTTCCCAATGCACGTACATTCCCTCAGATCCGTGTAAATGGGAAATCCATTGGTGGTTATGAACAATTTGTTCAGTACACAAAACAGGAACAGGCAGCATAAATAACTCTATAAACTAATAGAGTATGGGCATGATTTCTAAAGATAATTTTGAAGAAGTAATTTCCTCATTTAAAAAAGAAGGCAAGTATAGAGTCTTCAACGATATACTAAGAGAGCGAGGGAAGTTTCCTCGCTCCATTTGGTATGGAAAATATGCACCAAAGAATATTGTAAACTGGTGTTCAAATGATTATCTTGGGATGGGTCAAAACCAATATGTCATTGATGCAATGCATACTGCACTAGATCAAACTGGTGCGGGATCTGGCGGGACAAGAAACATTGGTGGTACATCACATTATCACGTAACACTTGAAGGTGTTCTCGCACAGTTACACAAGAAAGAACGGGCACTATTATTCTCTTCTGCATATGTCGCCAACGAATGGTCACTTATTGCACTCTCTCGTATCATTCCTAATATCTGTTTTGTTTCAGATAACAAGAACCATGCTTCTTTGATTATGGGCATGAAACATAGTCGTGCACACAAGATCATTTTCAAACACAACGATATGAAGGACTTGGAGAATGCATTAAAGACTGCGACTAAGAATAATCAAGTACCATGTGTTGTATTCGAGTCTGTCTATTCTATGGATGGTGACGTAGGGAAAATTGAAGAGATATGTGATCTCGCAGATAAATATGGAGCAATAACTTATATCGATGAAGTCCATGCGGTAGGATTATATGGTCCCACAGGTGCAGGATATTGTGAACATTTAGGTTTACAAGATAGGATAACAATTATAAATGGAACACTGGGAAAAGCGTTTGGGGTTCAAGGGGGTTATATTGCTGGGGACAGTATTGTTATTGACGCTATTCGGTCCGTGGCTTCTGGGTTCATCTTTACAACAAGTATCTCGCCCGTCCTCTGCGCCGGAGCTATCGCCTCAATCAAATATATCAGTGACAATCCTTCCGCCCATAGACGACATCAAGAGAGAGCAAGTACGTTAAAACAAATGCTTGCAGATGCAGGAATTCCTGTTCATGAAAATGCGTGTACGCATATCGTACCAGTGATGGTTAACGATGCTTTTAAATGTAAAGAAGCATCTGATAGACTACTAAACGAGTTTGGGATTTACATTCAACCGATTAACTCACCGACAGTAGATGTCGGGACAGAAAGATTACGAATTGCACCAACGCCATATCATGATGATGTGATGATGGTAGAGTTGGTGTCAGCATTGAAGAAAGTTTTAAAATGAACCAATTAGAATCTTGGTATTTTGGTAAAACAATATGGAAGAGAGAAAATAAAATGAGTAAAATTAAAAAAGCGTTTTGGTTTGTTTGCGGGATCCTGTGTCTAGGTATTGCATACCTTGGTGTGATCTTGCCAGGCATTCCTTGGTCAACACCTATTCTTGGTGCAGCTTTTTGTTTCGCAAAATCTAGTGAGAAGTTCCACAACTGGATTATGAACCACAAAACATTTGGTCCATTCATTACTGAATGGCAGACCTATAAAGTCTATCCACAAAAAGCTAAGTATATTATGATGGCAGTGATGTCAACATCACTTGCAGCGATGTACTTCGGTACGGGTAATCCAAAAGCAACACTTTACCTGTTTATCTTGTTCGCACTGATTGTTACTTGGGCATGGAGATATCCTGGCTCAAAAGAAGAATCTCAGAGACGAATTGATGCAGGAGAAAAACTTGGTTGGTTAAAGTAAATGGACGAATGGGAATATAGAATCAGCGAACTTAAATGGCGCATAGAAAAGTTGCGTAAAGAAACTGGTTACTATAAAAAGTCTTCAATGTTGAATGATAGTCCAAGAGTCAAACACGAACCAACGCCGCCCCCTATAGAAGTCATCGATGCAGAAAGAAAAACAAAGAATGCAGAGATGGATGCGCTCAAAGCAAAACTCATGGGGAAGAAAAAATGACACCAGAGGAACGCAAAGAGAGGTATCGTTTGTTTTGGATGGTTAAAGGACATTTGAATGCAGACGAAAATACTATCTTTGAATCCTATGATGGATACTTTAGAAGACTATGGGGTAACCACGAAAATGTTTACAGAGAGGATGGTTTCGAAGAAGCTTACTCGGAAATATTTCCAAATCTAAAATAGGAATAAGTCAATGGATTTCATATTCGCACTTGCATTATCTCAACATTTGGGTTTTGAAAAAGAATATAATTATATCCATCCTCACTTTAGAATGTCATATGAAAACATTATTGGTGGAGTCTATTACAACTCTTTGGAAAAACTTAGTGTATATGGTGGAATAAGAAGAGAGTTCGGAGATTTTGGTCTTGAAACTGCAATGGTGACTGGATATAGAGATCATCCAACACTTTACACAAGAGGAACATATAAAGATTTTTATATCAGTCCTGCATTTGAAGGTGATAAAGTTGGATTGGTTATAGGATATGAATTTGTGCTTGACAAATAATCTAAAAAGAAATATAATATGAATGATTTAAAATTTACAACTTGTGGAGATTACATGGCAACGACTGAAGAACGATATGTGGTAGTTACGACAACATCAAGTTTTCGTCAACGTTACTGCATCCCTGTAAGTAAATTGCAGGAAATGAACACAGATGTAGATATTACTAACGATCCTGTTAAACAAGTCGAATGGGCACAGGATTCTGTAACTGCAGAGGAAATCAAAGAGTTTTCTCAGAAGTGGTTGGGAGAAACTATTCTAGACACTTTTATTCTTGATGAAGAAAGAGTTCTACAACTGTTTGACCGTGACAACGAATATTTAAAAGAGTGGACTAAAGAAAAAAAACTTGAATGGTTAGACGATTGGAAGGAGAAACCACGTGGACCATAGTATCGAACAGTGGATTGAACGTATAAATGCGATGAAAGACTTGTGCATACAAGCGCATCGATTACGAAATGAATTCGCTGAAATTAGTTATAAAGAATATGACTATGATACATGTAAACATCTTTTAGAACAAGTGCAGTCAATGGCTGCAGGTATTGCAAACGAAGAAATTACGGATATAAAGACTGATATGGATAGTTGGAAAAAAGATGGAAGTTGAAATATTCGGAAAACCTGATTGTGTAAACTGCGATAAGGCACTTGATATTGCCAAACGTTATAAACACAATTGGGAATATAAAAATGTAACTTGGAAAAAATACTATGATGAGATGATATCTCACATAGGACACGAACCAGAGATAATTCCCCTACCAATTATTTTTGTTAACGGTAAACACGTTGGTGGATATAAGGATTATCTCCAATATATAGAAGATCATTTGGGAGGATTCGGTGATCAACCGTTTTAGTGACAATGGCTGGTAGGAAAGTAAGACAGGAAGCGCTTGACGAACTAACACATCAATATAATGAGATTTGTAGAGAAAACAAAGAACTTGTTTTTGAAAACGAATTAATTAGAAGGCAGAATACAATGTTGTTGGAAACACTCGAAGCAGTCTGTGATGATAATGTCATTCCAGATCAGAGTACTCGTTTTCGTCTGAATAATGTGCTGAATAATATTGTGGAAATGAAGTGAAGAAATCAAATCTTAGTCGAAGAAATCTTGTAAAGATTGAACCCAAAACACTTCATCAAAAACAAACATTCGATTGGTGGAAAGAAAATTTTAATCTTGTTCTATCAGGATCTGCAGGAACAGGTAAAACTTTCCTTGCAATGCATCTTGCCCTTCAAGAAGTTTTGAATAGAGATACACCGTATGATAAAGTTGTTATTATACGATCAATTGTCCCAACAAGAGATATCGGTTTCTTGCCTGGCGACGAAGAAGAGAAAAAAGACGTATACACAAGACCCTATGTTTCCATATGCGAAGAACTTCTTGGTAGTAGAGAAGCGTGGTTGGATCTGGTTGCGTCTGGACGTGTCGAGTTTGTCTCCACGTCATTTATTAGGGGACTGACATTATCTAATGCAATTGTTATTGTAGACGAAATGCAAAACCTAAACTTCCACGAACTAGATACAGTTATAACACGAGTTGGAGAAGACTGTAGATTTATTATGTGTGGAGATTATTACCAGTCGGACTTTGAAAGAGATAAAGATCGTCAAGGTATTCGTGACTTCATGGACATCATGAAAAAGATGTTTATGTTTAAAGTGGTAGAGTTTACATGGGAAGATATTGTAAGATCTGAATTTGTTAAACAATACATTATGACAAAAGAACAATTGAAAATAAGATAAGGAGATATTATGGCCACGAGAGTTGGAAGCGCCGTTTCTGCAGTTCAGAGTATTAAGAAAACAACTTCTATTGGGAAGTCTGTTCGTTCACGTCCCAAAAACAAAGCTGCAAAACGTAGTTGGAAAAAATATAGAGGTCAGGGAAAATGAAACTTATATTTGAACGAGTGGGTAAAGTAATTTACGCACGAGAGTTTGGGTCTCATCCTTCAACACGTTGGGTATATAAAGAACTGGACTGATGAAAAAATTTATTTTTGATGTAGATGGTACTCTTACACCAAGTAGGGGTACTATAGATCCTTTGTTTAAAGAATTCTTTTTGAAATTCATGAAGAAACACAAAGTGTGGTTAGTTACAGGAAGTGATTATCCCAAAACTCTTGAACAACTTGGTCGAGATATCTGCGAAAACGTTGTCACAGTGTATAATTGTTCTGGCAATGATACGTTCTTTAAAGGTAGACGTGTCAATACGAAAGCTTTTAATCCACCACAAGAACTTTATGACTTGATGTACGGTTGGTTGCAGACTAGTTCTTTCCCTCTACGTATGGGAAATCACATTGAAGAACGAGCGGGTACTATCAACTTCAGTATCATCGGTAGACCCTATGATCCCCCACTGACACTTGGAGAACGCAAACTTTACATCAAACATGATTTGGAAAATCGTGAAAGAGAAAGTATTGCGTATCAAATCAACAGCGAATTTCCTAATATAACCGCTACGGTTGGTGGCGAGACTGGTGTGGATATATATCGTAAGGGTGGAGACAAAAGTCAGATTTTAGAAGACTTTGACGCACCATATGATGACATTTATTTCTTTGGAGATAAAATGGAACAGGGTGGCAATGATTATCCTTTGGGTAAAAATTTAAAATCAAAGAATGTTTTTGCAGTTAAAGATTGGAAAGACACTTGGTATAAACTGCGTGAAATAATATAAATATTATATTCACAAGGGAATAGAAAAATGTTCAACAGGTTTATGCAGACGTTAACGCTGTTTACTGCGTTTGCAATTGCTGCAGTCGCAGCATATTTTTCTGTGATTGGTTTATCAACCATTTTCGCAGGTGCAGTCGTGTCTGTTATTGTCATGGCTTCTATCTTAGAAGTTGGCAAACTTGTTAGTGCGGTCTGGTTACATTTGTACTGGAAATCTGTAGGGTGGCTTAGTAAACTGTATCTACTGACTGCCGTTTTCATTTTAATGATCATCACTTCTATGGGGATCTTTGGGTATCTCTCAAAAGCGCACATTGAAACTAAAGCGAGTGGTGGAGAGTACACCGCACAAATCGAAAGAATCGAAGATCGTATTGAAAGACAGAATACTCAGATTGCTCGTGCAAATAAAACCCTTGATGATTTAGATGCCGCCTTAGACAAATACAATGAAGTTGGTGCAGTAACTAAAGGACTAGCGGCACGTGAAGATCAAAAAGAACAACGTGCACAACTAAACGCAGACATTGATGCAGCCTATGATAAGATAGACGAATATAAAGATCAGATTGCAGAAATCAATGTAGAAGTTCGTGCATTCGAAGTCGAAGTTGGTCCTATCAAGTATGTCGCAGAACTTGTTTATGGAGATGAAGCGGAGGCGAACCTTGCCGATGCGGTTCGTTGGGCGATTATTCTTATCATCGTTGTGTTCGATCCACTCGCAGTTATCCTGTTGATTACATCTGCAAAAGCGATCAAAGAACAACGTGTCAAACCCAAAAAGAAACCATCACGTAAAAACATCAATTATATTGATCCGAAAGACATTGTAAAAATAGACTCCATCTAGCCTAAATATATCTACCAATAGATTATGGAGATGTATTATGGTAATTGCAGGTGTAGACTACAGTTTAACTTCCCCCGCTATTTGTATCCACGAAGGAAACGAATGGGATTACAAAAATTGTCAGTTTTATTACATGGTAAAACGTGACAAACTTCTGCATCCAGAGAAACAGTTTAATGCAACTCTGTATCCAGACTTTGAAGATGACATGGACAGGTTTGAAAAACTGTCCAATTGGTCTCTTAACATCCTCACCAAACATAAGACAGAAAAAGTTCTCATCGAAGGTTACGCTTTCGGTGCGGTTGGTCGTGTCTTTCAGATTGCAGAGAATGCAGGACTCCTTAAGTACATGGTGTCACGTGTTCATGGAATTCCATATGACGTGCCTCCGCCTACTGTGATTAAGAAATTTGCAACTGGAAAGGGTAATGCAAAGAAAGAAAATATGTATGATGCATTTTTTTCTGAAACAGGGGTTGACATTCGTGAAAAAATCGGTATAATATCAGTTAAACAATGGAACCCTGTAAGTGACATTGTGGATGCTTACTATATTGCGAAGTTCGGTTTTGAAACGGAGAGAGAAAATGCAGATCAAACGTAAGAGTTCACTGACTGGTGTTTATCGTACACGTGAAGTCAAAGTAAAACCTAAAGATTATGAGATGTGGGAAAAGGGGTATGTGAGTATTTACGAAGCCATGCCTTATTTGAATGATGATGATCGAACCTTTATACTCGCAGGGATCACTGATGATGAATGGAAGAAGGCGTTTCAATCTGAAATAAGTAATATTGTAAACGACACATTCTAAAGGAGTAAAGATGGAAATGATCATCTGGTTGTTCTTCGCTTACGTGGCTGGAACATTTATCGGTCACCACATTGGTAAAAACGAAAACTTGGAAGAATTTGTTGAGACAATCATTGACAAATTGATTATAGATGGTTATATTAAGACTAAAGGATCTGGTGAAGATCTACAATTGTTGAAACACTGGGAAAAATAATGATAGTTATATTTAATGGTCCGCCAGGTTCTGGCAAAGATGAAGCTGCAGCGTTTTTTAAACGCCGTGGTTTTGCTCATCTTAGTTTCAAACACCATCTGTTTCGTGAAACGATCAAAGAGTTTGATGTAGATACCATTTGGTTTATGGATGGATTTAACAATCGTGATCTGAAAGAAGTACCCGAAGAAGATCTTCGTGGAATGTCTCGTCGTCAAGCGATGATTCACACATCAGAAGAAATCGTAAAACCAAAATATGGTAAGTCGTATTTTGGTGATCAGGTTGCGAGTCAAGTTGAATACAATGAAAAGTACGCAATCAGTGATGGCGGATTTGTAGAAGAGATAGAACCATTACTAGACAAAGTTGGAGAAGAAAATGTTATTTTAGTTCAACTTGTTCGTGAGGGTTGTAGTTATCGTTCTGACTCTCGTAGATATTTTAATGGATCCGTTTTCAAAACATTTGTCAACGGTTTCAAATCTAAGTTTGAAGAAGAATATGTGCAAGAAGTAGAACTACCAGTTCTCACATATCGCATATATAATAATGGAGATCTTTCTGATCTTCATAGATCGTTAGAAGAAATATACGAACTAGTAATAGGTAAAGAGTTAGATGTTATTGACAGCTGAACAACACGGTGAGATGGTTTTTACCATTCTCTATAACGACTATCACAGACCCTTTGTTAAGGGTAAATCGAACAGAGATAAGATTGAAGAGAATATTACGATAGGTATCTATAGTGGTGAAATCCCCCCATGTTCACAAGACGATGTGGATATGGTTATCGCACTTGTAGATGACTTGGTAACAAACGGCATAGAATAATAATTGGAATTTTGTTATGGGTAAATTGAAGGGTATGCCTATACCTAACGTGATTAATCTTTATGAGTCTGAAGATCGTGCGACTTATATGGCCACCCAGTTTAATAATCTGGGATGTGGTGTGGTTTCGTTTCACCAGTATGAAAGATATGAAAACTCAAATGTTAAGGCGTTTTGTGATGAGATGATAGAACCCTATTGGGTTGACAAAGGTACAACTACTTCTCATCTACTCACTATTAAATCTTGGTTGGAAAATACTAACGATGATGTGGGTATCTTTTTCGAAGATGATGCAGATCTCTCCACTGTTGAACATTGGAACTTTACATTTGAAGAATTTATTGAACGCATGGGTTCAAAATGGGGCGCACTACAATTAGGTCTTGTTCATGAGAGTTCACCTAACATGACTCCAAGAAAACGTGAACAACAAGATCATGGTTTGCAATGTTATATGTTGAAAAGAAAATATGCGACTAAGTTGGTGAAATTTTATTTTGACCAAGGAGATGATACAATACATTATAGAATGCCTGTAGGGGCAGCGTTATCCTTAGAGAATGCGGTTCTTTGGGGGTTTGACAGGGTTTATACTTTCCCACTATTCAATCATAACGTACAACAATTCACTTCAAAAAATATTTTCAATCCAGACGCACAAGTAGATGCAAGTGTGCGGTCTTATCATGTAATCAGATCATGGTGGGAAAACACAGGCCGTAATTTAAGTCTTGATGAAATATTTCACGGAAACACTTTAGACTACTAAGGAAAACATATGACACTAATTGACCAACACAAACAACACTATGAAAGGTTATTGCCTTATACTGAGGGCAGATCAATGTTGATGTTAGGCGCAACTACATATCATCCTCAGTTTGATCCACCAAAAAATTGGTTTAAACTGACATCATACCAATCAATGGATCCCCAAGCTGGGGACGAGAATAATCTCCAAAGATCTCTCGTAGATGATTGTTCTGATCTTTATGAAAGTTTTGGTGTTGTATGGAACTTAGGGACAATTGAACACATCTGGGACGTTCATACTGCATATTCAAATGCAGCGAAGATGGTTGAAGTTGGGGGATATTATATTGGACATGCGCCTTGCGCAAAATATTTTGGACATGGGATAAATGTAACAGAAAGACTTGCAATAAAGGCATTCTTTGACAAAAATGGTTTTGAACAAATGGATGCATGGGAAACTGCAAATGCATATGGTCACATTTATTGGAATGTTCACAAGAAAGTAGAAAGTAGACTTGGAGATTTGGATCATCCCACACAGGTCTTTGAAAATAACGCAAAAACACCAATCGTATGAGGAAAAAATTATGAGTGTAATATATAAAGGTCAAGTGATTGAATCAGAAGTATCTGCCAATTCATTTGGTGGAACTGAAATGATGCGAGAACGTGTCCTTAAAAATGTGGACCCAAAATGGTTAGAGAAAGTTGCAATTCACTTCTCACGTCCACGACAACTAGCAGACGATGTTCCAAACGTTCTATACTGTCATGATCTCGCAGAAGATCCAGAAATGAACATTCTTGCAAATAATGGATGGCAACAGTTTGCGCATTTTGTGTTTGTGTCTGCGTGGCAACGTGATCAGTACATCACACGTTTTGGAATTCCTTATTCGAAGACAACAGTAATCTACAACGCAGTAGAGTCTCAATACGAACCAGTCAATAAAGATGTTGATACGATTCGTTTTATCTACCACACAACACCACACCGTGGATTGGAACTTCTTGTTCCTATCTTCGATGCGTTGACAAAAAGTTTTGACAACATTCATCTTGATGTATATTCCTCGTTTGGTATTTACGGATGGGAACAACGAGATGAACCTTACAAACCATTGTTCAAACAAATTGAAGACCACCCCCACATGACTTATCATGGTTGGCAGCCTAATGATGTTGTTGTCGACGCCTTGAAGAAGTCTCATATTTTCTTGTATCCAAATATTTGGAAAGAGACATCTTGTATTGCAATGATTGAAGCTATCAAGAACCAAGTCATTGTTATTCACCCTAACTATGGTGCATTGACAGAGACTGCGGCTAACGCAACAATCGTATATGAATACAACGAAGATAAAATGCAACACGCAAACTACGCATTCAGTATCGCTGCACAAGTTCTAAATGTGCAGAAAGAAAACCCAAATTACTTCAACCGTTTCACCTACTCAGATCGTTACAACCTTGCACGTAACAGCATTGAGTCTTTCACAAATGTGTGGAATCAAGTTCTTTCACTAATTGTACAGGAGTCCGAAAAATAACACTTGACATTCGTGATATAGTGTAGTACACTGTACATAATGTAAATTTGTTGGAAATTAGATATGGCAATCTTAGTAGATTTTAACCAAGTTATGCTCGCCTCGTTCTTTGCGAACTCAGGTGGTCATAATGTAGAAATTGACGAGAGTATGATCCGTCACATGTTTTTAAACTCTATCAGATACAATCGAAAAAAGTTTGTAGAAGAATGGGGTGAAATTGTAATATGTTGTGATAGTAAGAATGTATGGCGCAAAGACATCTTCCCTTACTACAAGGCAAATCGTAAGAAGTCTCGTAATGAGTCTGACATCGATTGGAATGAACTATTCACAGTGATACATAAGATCCGTGATGAGATCGACGAAAGTTTTCCTTACAAGGTAATTAACGTCGATAGAGTTGAAGCTGATGACATCATTGGTACTATTGTTCATGATAATGGAACAGAATTAAACACTGGTGGCGAGAAGTTCTTGATTTTGTCTGGTGATAAAGATTATATCCAATTGCATAGTTATGCAAACGTTGGACAATATGACCCAGTACGGAAACGTTGGATAAGAAATGATAATCCTGATAAATACCTCAAAGAACACATTTTGAAGGGTGACGCAGGAGACGGTGTTCCAAATGTTTTGTCTGCAGACAACTGTCTTGCAATTGGCGAACGTCAACGTCCTATGACATCCAAACGGTTGTACGCACTGTTGGATGGTGGCGAAAAGGAAATGAATGAGGAAATTCTTTCGGGATATCATCGTAACAAGATGATGATCGATTTAAAAGAAATCCCTCAGAATTATCAAGATGAAATTCTTGAAATTTATAATAGAGATAAAGAAGTCGGACGTGAAGGTTTGTTCAATTTCTTTATTAAACACAAACTGAAACATTTGTTAACTGATATACAGGATTTTTAAAATGGCGAGAATACCGATTTCTGAAATCGTGAACCAAGCAGGTAAACTTAAAAGTAAGAAACAAAAAATAGAATGGTTGCAAAAACACGACTCTGTTCCTCTACGCATTATTCTTCGTCTATGGTATGACGAGAATATTGAATTCCTCGTTCCAGACACTGCACCACCCTACAAGGAGAATGCAACTTCAGACGAAGGAATGATGCTTTATCATGAAGCAAGGAAGCTACGCATCTTCGTAAAGGGAGGCGGTTATGATAATCTACAACAAGCTAAACGTGAGTCGTTGTTTATTGGTCTGCTAGAAGATGTGTGTGATGAAGACTCTGAGATGTTGTGTCAGATGATCACAAGAGAAAAGGTGAAAGGTCTGACCAAACAAACTGTGGAAGAAGGACTTCCACGAATTTTTATTGATCCACTAAAACTGAGTTAAGAAAGATGTCTAAAAAGTTCAAAAATTTTCGCAAGCAAAAAAATCGTTTTGACGATGACGAATGGGGAAACTTTAATGAAGATCGCATTCGGGAAAAACAACGTGGTAAGAAACGCAAACTGCGTGAGAATGAAAATCGAAAACAAAAACATATGAACTTTAAAGATTTTCGAGACGCATAAAAAAATCAAAAAAAAATCAAAAAAG